CTATATTTTGTTGATAGCGTCAATCAGTTCCTCAATCTCGAAATGAGTGTAGACAACCTCTGTCACGCCCTGTCCTTTATGCCCGACAATTTTCTTGATGATCTTGTCTGACACTCCGGCAACCGTCAACATGGAAATACATGTGTGACGGGTATCGTGCGGGCGGTGTTTCATTCCGAGAGCGTCAATGAGTGGCATCCAGTAAGAATCATAATAATTTCTATACTTGAAATGCTCTCCGTCTGGAGTAGAGAGGAGATATTCACAATCATTGAGGTTGTACCAGTATTCAAAGAGCGGATAAACCTTTTCAGCAATCGGAGCGGTGCGGATTCCGGCAGCAGTTTTCGAGGCGATGATTTTGAAATATCTACCCTCAAGGTTCACATCCTCTTTTTTGAGGTCGAGGAGTTCACCGATTCGGCATCCGGTATATATCAGCATAAGGATGACAGTATAATATATATTTGAATCCTTGACATCCCATAATTTCGCAACCTCTGTTTTTGAGAACGGTTCACGGTTGTATGCGTTGGGATTGCCCGCCTTTTTAATGTCGAGGTATTCGACAAGGTTTCGTTCTTTTGGAATAATCTCATGAATCACAGCGTATTTGTACATCAGACCGAATAATATTTTTAATTTCCGGAGTGTAGGATAATTTTTGCCGGATTCATCGACGACCATTTGCAGGTGGTCGAGTTTTACATCAACAAAACGCATCCGTGCAAGCTTATCACATAACGCCCATGCTGCACGGTAGCCTTTGACGTTGGAATCACTGACAGCCGGAAAATGTTCATCAGACCATTGCTCATATACATCCTCGAATGTAACCTTTGTAGCATTCACATCATAAGGATTTGCATTGAACTCCGCCAGTGCGGTCAATGCCTCTTTGCGGGTCGGGTAATATCCGACGACCGTATATAATTGTTTTGATTTACCTGTTTTCGGGTCGATTTCCCATCCTTTTGTCTTTTTGGCGACATAAGGATTCCGGCGATTTCCCGATAATTTGTAAACCGTTCCGAATCCGTTCGGTAGTTTCATAAAATCACCATCCTAAAAAAGAGTATAAAAAATAAAACCAATGCAAAAAGCACGGTTTTATGATAGAATGGTATTTGCAGGAACATTCTGTCAGTGCTTTTTGCAGGAGCATGAAACGGAGGTTTCACAAAGGCGATTCACATTGCAGTGTGGGTCGTCTTTTTTTATTGTGCATTATTCATTTGCACGGCGCTCTTTTGCAACTTTTTTATATTTGCGACCAATGACAACAGATGCGACACCGACCACAACAGCAATCAAGCCTCCAACCGGAACAGCGAACAAAAGAAGTATTCCAATAAGTGCGAGGAAAACTCCGAGAACAATCATGAGGATTCCACAAACACTGTATGTATTGGGTGAGTATTCCTTTTTCTGCGGTGCATTCGATGAACTGGATGCAGCAGGATTTCCGTTTGCAGCCGTCAATCCTTTTGCAATGTCGGACACGCCGACGGTAGTTCTGTTATACACTGCATTGTATGCTGCTTTTTTGGGGTCGTTGACGATTCCCATTCCCTTTTTACCATAAAGGGGATTGATCGCCTTTTTGACCTGCCGTTTGACTTTTCCTGTTGTTCGTGCCTTGATGCTTTTCTTGAGGTTTGGTTTTCTGACACCGTATTTCATGAACACACCTCCATTTCTATAATTTGTCATTCTGTACACTTTCCTTGAAAAAGGAGGTGTGCGGAATGAAAATCCTTGTTTGGGAAGTGAGAACCTCAAAGGGTTTCACACTGATGGAGTTATCGAAGAAATCCGGAATCGGAAAATCCACGATAAACAACATCGAAAACGGTAAGGTGTCACCGACATTGTTTCAGCTTGAAATGATAGCGATTGCATTAGGCGTGAACATCACCGACCTGTTTGAATCCGAATACAAATAATTGTATCATATTGCAGCGGAAATCCGGCAGCATGAGGAACGATTTCCACAATTATGGAAATCAACCTCAATATTTCCACAATCATGGAAATATATGATACAATGCAATTCGGAAAGGGGGTGGTGTCTCCCTTGAATTACAAAGAGGCTATTGTCGAAATAGTCGGAAAGATACACAGCGAACGCATCCTCAAGAGGATATATAAATTCGTGTTGTATCTATACACCCATGAGACTGGCAGTTGAAAGACTGTCAGTCTTTTTTATTCTTTTGTGCGAAATCTATCGCACTTTGCATTAAATGCTCAAGAGCATGGATGTCATCATCACTCAATTCAAGCATAAATTTGAAAAGGTTTTTTCGTGCTTCATCCTCACCCGCCATGATGCGGTCAATGCGTTCGATGAAATCATCGTCCGTGTCAACGAACATTTCACCCTCACCAGTAGTCAACCATATATAATCAACTCCAAACTCACGGCAGATTGCTTTTGTCATTTGATCTGTAAGAGAATTGCGACCATTTTCTATTGCACTAATAGCATTTTTTTTAACGCCCAAACGCTCACCAAATTTTTCAAGAGTGAGACCGAGAGTTTTTCTCAATTCTCTGACACGTTCGTTTTCTGTCATGTTTATCACCTCCATGTTCGTAGCATAGCACAGCAAAAAAAGAAAATCAATAGAAAAAGTACACTCAAGATACAAAAAACTGTTGACAAAGTATTCTTAAAATACTATGATGTATTTACAAGATACAAACAGGAGGTGAGACGGTGGAGGAAATCAGAAGAACAAAAATCAAAGAGGCAATGAAAGAGACCTTGAATGTGTATGAAAAATTAGATTTGAACATGACAGAGATTGAAATTGTCTCAAGAAGTCAGAACGTAGCTACGAAAGTTGCGATTGCAAAGAAACAGCTTGAAACGGAGGCAGAGGAAAGACTTGAGGAGCAGCAGACACCCATGAAAACGAAAATCATTAAATGGATGCCCGCAATCTGCTCAACATTAGCGATTATCCTGTCAATTATCAGTTTAATCCTAAGATTATACCGATAATCGAAAGAATCAAAGCGAGGGTTGCAACAACACTATTGTAATAATTGAAACGGTTTTGATAACGTTCTTTTTTACGACGTTCAAGTTCGGCGGTGTCAACATTCTGATTGCTGACATCCTTATACAAATTTTCATAATCGTCCACAGCATTTCACCTCCTGTCATTTGAGAATGGTCGCACATTTATTATATGGCAGGAGATGCAGCAGGACAAGCAAGAACAGGAGGTAAAACAGGATGACGAAACATATTAAAGTGAACAGCATATCAACAGCGTGGGAGGTAGCTGCAAGCATTTTCCCAACAGACTACCAAAAAGACGAGGAAAGCAGCAAAAGAGCAGGCTATCCGATTTATAAGACAACCTCAACAGACGAAATTTTTTCCGGATTCCACATTTCAGTCCTCAACACTCGATTAGAGGTAAGCATGGGAGCAGAAACGGCGATGATTTGGGTCGAGGAAAACGAGGAGGACACCTTTGAAATTGTAGTAAAAGGATTGACCGAGGAGGAAAAAGAAAGCCTCAAGGAAGTGGTTGACAAGGAAATTCGCAGAATCAAATACCGAAGACATAAGACAGAAACCTCAAATCTCCGGTATGTGATAGACCTAAATTTATAAAAGCCGAAACGGGGCAGCAGTCGCCCCGTCAGTGTCCGGATGGCAACCGACACTCTGACGATGGCAAGCCGAAAGACAGCGTCAGCGATACCGTGGGAAACATGGCAGCGGTCGCACCTGCTAGAAAGTGCGTGGTCGGTCAACAGGTTTTCGATGATTTTTAAGGTGAAAAGCATCAACACGGTAGACAATGCCGGAAAGTAGGTGGACGGGATGAAAAGACCGAGAGAACCACCAACAGGAGGAATCAAGATGGATATAGGACGAATATTGCCGACAGAGGCAGCAGCAATCCTCAATGTGTCACCGCAATTTGTGAGGGTAGCAATGCAACAGGGAAAACTTCCGATAGGAACGGCGGTGCAGATGTCCTCAATTTGGACGTATCACATTTCGGAAAAACTGCTTGCAGATTATTCCGGAAAGAACATAGAAAAAGAGATTGAGCGAATCCGAGGAGGCGTTGAGAAATGACAAGAAACGAGAAAAAAGCAGTGATCGAGAGCATGGCAGAAAAGTTTATGAATATCGACGACCTTGAGGGGAAGTCAATGACCATCATGGTGATGTCTGCGTATGCCGAGGGTAAGGCAGCAGGAAAAGCAGAGGAGCGTCGCAGATGGGAGCAGAAAGAAGCGGTTGCAGCCGTTTAATGAAAACGCCCCGTCATGGTGGCGGGGCATACATAAAGCAGGAGCATGAGAACAAAAGAAAAAGGACAACCATTGCAGTGGTCGTCCTTGATTTGACTGATTGTGTCAGTCGCTATCACTAAAAAATATTATAGCAAATCTGACACGAAAAAGCAACTCGAAAACGACCGGAAAGGTCGTGAAAATACAGGGTTTTCGGAGGTTTGGGCGTCCTCGTAATAGATAATAACAAGTCTACGAAAACCTATATAGGAGGCATGTGTCAGATGGCAAGAAAGAAAGGGATGCAGTTCATCCCGTATGATTATGAGGCAGCATATAACAAAGCGTTGGAGGATATGCACGAATGGTTCATTGAGAACCTGTTCCAACACAGAAAGAAAGTTGTATATGCCTTGAAAGAGATAACCGCAGGAGATCAGTTTGAGATTGAGATATACCCACAGTTCCGGAGTATGGATGAAGTACCTCCGGAGGGGAGAACTATCAAGAAAGACAATAACAAGGCTCAAAAGAATCTGAATGACAAGAACGCACGGAAATACGTTGAGAGGTTAATCAATGAGAATTTCAGCGACCGTGATATTTGGATGACATTGACCTATGATGACGCACACCTCCCGCCGGACGGGGATGTGGATGCAGCAATCAAGAATGTGCAAAAGTACATCCGACGCATCAACTATCAGAGGAAAAAGAGGGGTCTCCCGAACGCAAAATATGTCTATGTGACCGCATACAATCCGGATGCGGAAATCAGATGGCATCATCACATTGTCATGGACGGTGCGTTGGACATGGAGACGGTTGAATCCTGTTGGAAACAGTCAAGCAGGAATGAAGTTCGCAGGTTGCAGACAGATGAAAATGGTCTGTCCGGCATGGCGAACTATATCGTCGAAGAAAAGAACCGTGTTCCGTCGGAAAAAAGATGGAACAGTTCACAGGGATTGAGAGACCCACGAATCAAGGTCGTACACTCCAAGCGTCCGGCAGCAGGAGGCAGCTATAAAAAAATAGGCTCATTTGTTGATGGGATGGTCAAAGACAGGGATTCAATTCCGGAGATTTTGAAAAAGTGGTATCCGGACATGGATTTCACGAACGCAAACGTGTACTACAACGATTTTAATTGCATGTTTTACATACATGCACGAATGAGGAAAAGGAGGCTACAAGGTGAAAAGACGGAAAAGACGGGCAAGACGAGCAAGGCGACGTAATGCGTTTCGTGTGATCGTGGTCGCAGGAGTTGTGACAGCGTTGTGCGTGGCAGCGTTCGGCAGCAAAAAGCCGGAGCAGGTCGAGGAGAGGCAGCAGGAGACAACGCAG